CGTTGCGACCTAATTTCTTTTTGCATTACAGCAGCAGTTCCTTTAGGCTTAATTTCTAAATCGCCTACAATGTCCGTATGTTCTTCATTGAACTGCATATTCCATTGAAAATACCCCTCACCCATTGGTTTGAGCAGATAATCATCAATATTCTTAATTGCCGTCTTAATACTCAGTCCTGCCGAACTCATTAGCATAGATAAGCCAGCAGCAGTACGTCCAGCACCTGTTACACCCGTTTGACCATGAATAATAGATGGGATACCCGTTTCCTCATCAGCCAATTGGCGTGATACTTGATACATCTGGATATTTTCATTGGCTGTATTGGGAAACTTAACGCCATTTACAGCCTGACCAGTTGCACCACTTTGACGCCTAAATATCTTGCCGGGATATATCTCCATAGATTGTCCCGGTACAAGCGCAGTTTCATCAATGTCAAAAACCATGTTACCGGCAAGAACAAGATTATCAATAGCCATACGCATATGCCCGTTCATGAGCATCTGTGCATCCTCCATATTCTCTGCTACACCGATACCAAAGAAATTATACGGATTAGTTTCATACGGTACAGATTGATATGGGATACGTGCTGGCGTGAACGGATTAACCACTGCGCGTAGTATGATATTACCACAAATCCAGATGTTAGTATGGAGGGAGTCTAAGTGATCCTGTCCTTCTGGTAATTCAAGACCTAGTTGTTCAGAAAGATTTTTATCTAGATAACCCCAATACTCTAATACCTCATATCTACTTTTATGTGCATTATCAAAATCATCTTCATCACGAATACTCGACTCATATCCACGCTCAACATAATTCGGACCCATATCAAGACAACTATCGATAGCCTCTAAATCGAAATATGGCTTATTCCGTAGTGAGCGCAGTTGTTCACGATTCATTTTATGTCGTTCTATGACATAATCACAATCTTCTATGGAGGTTGCAGCAGGATCGGGATAAAAATCCCAACAGGATACAGCAGAGATTATAGGTGTATTCTTTTGGTACGGAGAATAGCTTCTCTTACCCTCTGGACTAACTTCCCATGCTTGTACTTCCTTAAAAGAACTAAACGGACCTTTTATGATACCGGAACCAAGAAGACAACATTCAAATATTGCATGACGCAATATCTTTACTGCATCAGCATCAACTAGTTGGTCTTGTATAACTTTATCTAGTTTATATGCAGATTCGCGTGATGGAGAGATTTGTGGTTCTCCCATACTTGATGGTCCTTCTTTTAAGGAAGGAGCTTTACCGTACTTTTCTTCTAATCCAGCTAAGAAATCATTAGGTTCTTCTTTTTTCTGATCTATAGGATTTTGAGAAAGATGAGCAAATTCTGCGATACCCTCTGGAACAGGGGTTGACTCGACAATAAGCGGAAATTTCTTATTAGAAAATAGAATATCAATAATTTGACCATACGCAGCTAAGACTTTAACCTTTGTAATCTTTACAAAGACCTTGCTCTTTTCAGTTGCTGTATATGCCGTGGTTCCATCAATGATACCACGATAATTCTTATACGCTTTTTGCCAACGAAGTTCAGACTCACGTCTACCATTTTCTGCTTCGGTAAATTTGTTTCTGATATAACCTACGGTGTAGGGTATATCATCAGCATCCATGGTTCCAGAGCCATCGCCTTCGACGTTTGTTTCATCAACCATGGAGTATTAGCCCATATCACCTTGTTTGATAGTTTTTTCAGCAATTTTCATAGTCTGCTGAGAAGAACCTTTAACGGAAGGATAAGCTACGGCGTTTTTAAAGGGCGCTGCATTGCCTGTAGTACCTACAATGCTAGAATCCATTTTTTCACGATGCAAACTAGATGCGTTCACATCACTCATATTACCTTGTTTAGTAGCACTCTCAAAATCTGCTTTACCGGGATAACGATAGTTAGATGGCATATTAATCTCCTTTATGTGTATTTATTTTTAATTATAGAGTAACAAACCCGCCTCTTTCATACTTTGGAGGTTTTAAACGGGGCATTCCTCCACTACTACCACCACCTAGAGGGTTAGTCGGTTTACTTGTACCGGGAACGGCAGAGGATCGTTTTGATCTTCCTTCAAGTATAGGTGATGATTTAAGTGGCATTGGTTTTTGTACTTCTTTATGAGGAGCAACTGATTCTACTTCAGTAGATTTATCTTCAATACTTTCAGGTGCATCCAAAACAAAATTCTTATCTGTTATTTGTAATACTTTTTGTCCAGCAAAACCTGCATCGGATGTATTTTGTTGAAATCTTTTGGTTACGTAATCTTTACCTACATCAGTCACTAAGTAATCATGTTCTAGTTTGTAATACTTTGTCCGTTTCATAAACTTTGTATTACCATAATTAGTTTTGCTTGGATCAGTATATATACCAATAGGTGTTTTTGATGTTTCTTTACGCATGGTAACTTTAAGTTTAGGTAAAAGACGGCTCTTTTGAGAAAGGGTTGTACCCTCCTCAGATAATTCAGAGATAGAATCTTGTTCCAAATTACCTTCTACTTCACCATCAGGACCACCAACTGGGAACAACTTTTTCATATATACGTTGTTTCCAAACATAGGCTTTATGTTATTAGGATACATATCCACCCATCTGGGATTTACTTTTTTCAAAAATCCTAATTCTGATAAATACTGCTTTTGTATTTCTCGTGCTCCTTCATTAGAATAGTCTCGAAGGATTTTAAGTTTATCATCATCCCAATTGGAATGTTCTTTAAAAAAGTTTCTCATGGCAATAAAGGAACTAGAAAAAGAATGTACACTAGCCCGTTCTTTGCCTTCTGGTGTAAAAAAACTACCACCACGTTGCGGGTAGTATGGGTCTCTAGTTGTTATTTTACTTCCAGATTTACCCCAAATCTTTTCATCACTATAGATGTGTTCTGCATATTTGATCAAAGCTTGTATTTTAGCTAATTTAGTATACTCAGCAGTGTTCTTAATATCTTCTATCTGATAGTCTAGTTCACGTTCTCTACGTGCTGCTGGACGACGATTGTCGATACTTTTGGGCGTTGGCTCGTATTTACGAGATTGTTCATCCCACTGCTGACCACTGTTTAGAGCCTGTTCTCTATAGGAAGTTTCTGCAACATCTGGACTTTTAGGCGGGTCTTGTACAAAACCGGAAGATTCTTTGTTTGTACTTAACTCTTCAGATAAAGGTTCTAAGGTAGGCTTAGATTCTGGAGGATATTTTTTCCTACCCTCTTTTCTAATACGGTCATTTATAAACGGATTTGTACTAGTAGGCTCAGATTCTGGGACTATTTCCTTTTCCCATTGGTCTACAAGCCTTCTTTGTGTATCTGCATCCTTATGATACGGCTTTGGTCTATGATTAGGCATACTCTCTAGTATCCAAAAGTAGAATCTGTAAGTTCTGGTGACCTGTCACGCATATTTCTAAAAATAGCTGCTTGTGGTGTAGAGACTTGTCTAGTCATACACATGTAACGTAATGCATCATATGCATGATCATCTCCTTTTGTATCCACATCTTCACTATTGGTTTTAGATAAAGGTATTGTAGGAAGAGTACGAACAAGATTTGTACAAGTGGAGAAAATCCGTAGTCGTGGTTCTCCATAGTCATTCATAGCAAGTCGCCTATGTACTTCAATCTTACCGGACATCCTATTTGAGTCTGATGGAATCCATCTTACTCCTTGACGTATCATAGTTTCTGCGATAGATGGTCCTAATCCGGTACGATTCCAACAGGACTTATCAAGAACAGATAGCGACATTCGTACATCTTTACGATCCATTTCACGGATTAATTTCGCCAGCGCTTCTCCCGTATATCCTTTGACATACAATTCACGATATATCCATAAATTCCCGTCCCAATCAACTGCCCCCCAAAGAATACAGCTAGGAGAACTATATCCATAATCTCCAGCCCTTATTCTTGCCCAACCTTCGGGAACTTCAAATGGATCAACTACGTGAACCTCTCTATTAAATTCGCTGAATGCTGCGCCTTCCGCTACATCCCAATCGCCTTCCAGTAATCTTCGTCGCTCAACCTCTGGAAGAGAATACAACATAGCTTCATATTCTCCCGTATTCATCAAGTACGGATTATCAGTTAGTCTTGCAGGTATAAACCTACGATGAAATAACGGCTCTCCTGCTCTACTGTGGTTCGGGCCGTACACTAGTGGCTTACTTGTATCAATGTCTGAAGCCCAGAATGGCTCATTTGGAACATTAGGATCAATAAACATCTTCTTAATCCACCAACCACCTGAACCACCGGGATTGGCTGTCGCTCTCATGTACGTTTCTATAGTGGGATCGGCTGTACGTAGACGTGAGCGTAGGTAGTTCCAGACGTAAGGAGAGGGATAATGTCCTAGTTCATCGATACCTATCCACGTAAAGGACTGTCCTTGATATCGATACACATCATCATCTTTATCCACATAGCTGAAAAGTGCTGTCGCACCACTAGGAAACTCCCATGTCTTAGTCGATTCTTTAAATCTAGCTTTAGGAAAAGCATGTAAGTACATCTTCTTACTTTGATCGATAAGCTCTGTTAGTTCTGAGAGTGTTCGGCGCAGTAGTAGTGCTCTGTGATTACGATTATTCGCATAACGTAGAAGATCGACAAGCATTGCATAACTTTTTCCGCCACCAGCGGCACCACCATACAATACTTCTTTTTCAGGAGCGGCTAGAAAATCCGTTTGAGGCCCAGCGTTAGGAGAGAAAACGAGTTCTTGGTTGTCTTCAAGAACCACTCCCAAAGTTTTGTCGGAAGTGACACCACCATTTTTAAGTAATTTAAGACGTTCTTCATTTTTTTTAATACTTTCTCTCTTATGACCGATTTTTTTTGAGTCCGCTTGAAGCGTTTTCTTGCTAACATTTATACGCTTCTGTATTTTGCGCTGTTCTTGCTGCTTTCGGGATACATTATAGTTACCCTTTTCCCCGTCTTTTAATTTAGGACGTGCCATTTAGTATCGTACAGCACGTACACCACCACCTTTGGCGTATTTCTTCACGGAGCCGTCTTTAGCTTTTTTCTTATTTTTCTCATTACGTTTCTTTGCAATTACCCCAGCACCTGCTGTGGGAACACCTATCGCAAGACGGCTTTTAATAAACTTAATATCATCTGGTGGATCAATATATTCTTCTAAAATATTTTTTATTTTATTAAGTGAACGCTTGTTAACTTTTGTAGCCAATTTTCTAGCTATAGAACCTGCTCCTAATCCTCCTAACATTCCTGCTAGGAGTTCACCAGATTTTCTTTGCTCTTTAGGAGATGCGATTGCCTTTTTCTCTGTTTCAGATACAAGAGATTCAGCCGCCCACTTTTTAGATTTTGCCCGTGCCATGTCCTACATCCTCACTTTGCGTACACCGCCGCCACGAGCGTATTTCTTGATGTAACCACCTTTGGATGCTTCTTGCGTTTTAGACAATTTTTCTTTTTCAATTTTTAATTCAATATCGGCAAGGGCTTCGGCAGCATCTTTTCGATCTTTTTTATCCATGCTTTTTTTAGTAACACCGGGACTATCAAAAACCTTTTCCATAAATTCCTTAAATGTCTCTGACTTATTTGCCATCTTTACTAAACCTCTTAAAATTTCGCAGCACGGACGCCACCACCTTTTGCATACATTTTACTCTTTACAGAACCGCCTTTGGCTTTCTTATCTACATTAGATACGCCTCTACCGCCTGCTTTCTTATCTACATTAGATACGCCTCTACCGCCTGCTTTCTTATCTGCATCAGATACGCCTCTACCGCCAACTTTCCTATCTACATCAGATACGCCTCTACCGCCTGCTGCTTTTTTCTTTTTTTCTTTTTTAGTTACTGTAATACCCATTTTAATCTATCCTTCTAGAGTTATATTTTTCATTGGTTGCTTTGCAGGAATTAGAACGATACCGTGCATAACTTCTCCAGTATGCTCGACTTCTTGTCGTTTGGATACACCAATACGATCTAGGATATCATTCGCTGCCTTTAGTCTAGTATCCATTTGTGAAGAAGGAATAGAACCATCTGCATCTAGTGCTTCAGAAATACGATTAGCGGCTTTCATAGAAGAACCGATGAGATGATTACGGGTGTGGTCTATAATTTCTTGTCTAAGAGAGTGTACCAGCCATCCACGAGAACCGGGATGATACCCCGCTTCCCCAATCGCTTGTAATACATTTCCGCCATTTATAACTAGGTTATCTAAAAATAACTTTTGTTTATCCGTAAGGTCACGTTTAGCTGGTACGTTCATGATAAAGTCACTCATATAAATTAAAAGTAGAGGTGAGGGTAATATCTTCACTAACAAGGGTTGTTTTCATACTGTGAGGAAGTGGATATTTTTCCAGCCTCTATTACTATTATAGGGGTAAAATCACGTTTTGTCAAGTACTATTTTTTAAAAAATGAATATTAAAAAAGTGCTAAGTTAAGTAATTGAAAACATTGGTTAATTATGGACGATGTAAATTTTAATATTTTAAGATTTAAAAAAATATATTTGGCTACACATATAAATTTACATCGTCGTTTATTTACTAATAGTTTCAAGGACTTAACTTTTATAAAAATAAATATAAAAAATATACAAAATAAGACTTGACAAAATGGGATATTACCTGTATAATAGTATATATATACTCCAAGGGTAATATATAAAATATATGGAAGACAGAAGACAAGAGCGGATAAATCGCATGAGCGGATAAACGGTAAAGGTACAGCGCATAAACGGCAGAGGTACAGCGCATAAATGGGACTGCATAGTCATTGTTTATTTTAATTTATTTTAATTTATTTTCAATAAGGTTTAAAATAGCACATTTTCCCGTAGCATTGCATGTACATGTGCGCGGGGGGGCGGGTGGCCCTTGTGGGGGCTAAGTACTTGATATATATATCTTTTTTATTTGACATAACACACTTTACATAATCAATAACATGATCCGATAATGTATAGTATGTAAAATGAAGGAAGCGCAGTTTTCTCACGCTTTATTCTCAGAGATACACCATTTATCCGCTCATATAGTGGAGCCCCACATGGCCCACATTGTCACATGTAACGTGGGCGATATAGTCGCTGCTCCTCCCTCCTATTCCAACAAAACATATGTGGCTGTATCTCTTTGATACGGTTTAGAAACAGAGCAGGGCGGTCAGTATTCTTACCAACCGCCCCAAACTATTTTGTAAATGTCCTAGATATAACAAGCAGATCAGACGTTATCCCCTATTCTTGCAAATATTCCCGTGTGCTCCAATGCTTGAACATATCAACGCCATTAGAATTCTGCATATACATGTACAGATCATGATAGTTGATCGCATTGGGGTCTAGCGATAATCTGCCAGTTATAATAGCCAAATCGAATGCTTGATCTGCCTCAATTTGGTAGCAATCTTTTTTCTTAATCATCCTAATGCTCCATGGTCAATGATTCCAGTGTTCATAGCTAACGCCTTTTCATTAATGATGTTCAGTTCCTTAAAATCTTCAGGAAATAAGGTAATCGAAAAAGATATCCCATCAGACGTTTTGATTATTACGTCCTGCCACAATATGTCACCCGCAGCCGAGCAACCGTGTGATGGTGATCTGATTTCCAAACTAGTAACCCTATGTATGTTCATGTTTATCATTTTATGCACCTATGTATGTTTAAGAGATAATGGCGACAACGGGTTATTACCGCTGTCGCCATTAATGTTACACAATTATATATCTTATTCAAGCGTTAATCGATGAAGTGGATAAGTATCTGTTCCGCCTTGCAGCGTTTAAACCAGCGCCTCGCCATCTTCTCAGACTTATATATTCTCGTCTCAACGAGCCTACGTGGCTTATGGCCTTCAGGGATTAGCGCCTTTATATCTTCATCCGAATAGCCGAATTCCAATTTCAGCTTTGCAGAATCCATAACTGTATTTTCCCACACGTTCATATACCAGCGAATTTCCGCATTCTTTATGTGTTTCACGGGGGCTTCATACGTTTTTAGATTTTCCATTTTGTATTTCCCTTTAGAAAAATATGGCAAAGATAACAATCACGACAACGATTATCGCTACACGAGATACTAGCAACAAGGCTGTATCCATTATACTGCCAACAATTCACGGGCAGCATTCAAGGCACGGGTTTTTGGATCATTTAAAGTTTGACCATATAGTGTGGAATGTAACATCCCATCTGCTGACCCCTTCTTCCTATGGTCATGGTCTTCGATAAACGTTACGGCATTGAAGGCACCCCACAGCGTGTTATCTGAACTCACTTTATTCCAACCGGGATTAACCAGCTCTGATTGCTCACCACCGATATCTTCGTTCATGGAATCAATAAGTACGCCCCTTTGCATTTGGTCTATGTGGTCTTGAGCGCTTGCACGTTCATCATGTGTCGCCTTGTTAATCGTACGCTGGCCCATCGTTAAACCAACGGCCCTTTGTACAATGGTGGAATCCAACAATCTGCCACCCTCTTTTTTTGTCTTAGGATATGCGTTAAAAGCGTCTCTAAAGAAGTTGACGCGCTCATCTCCGCTTATACGCTTTGCTGCCATTGCTCTTGCCAATTGCTCAAAATCGACAGATTGCGTCTCCACGAGTTTAATTGCCTCGCGCATTAATTCCAGATCGAACCTCACTTTATGTGTATCTCGAATTTTATTTTTTGCACCCCTCTCAGCGTACCTACACGTATTCGCACAAACTACCCTCACGGATGTATAGAACGCCGTGTTGGCTCCAACGCCCGAATGGTCCATGGTGAACAGGAAGAAATTGTTTATCTGATCGTCTCCCGGCAATGTGAATCCCGTTAGCATTTCAGCCAAAACCCAAACCTTGCGGCCACCAAATAAACTGCCAGCCGTGTGAAACTGCATCTTACCCTCCGCAATGAGCGGATCAAACAATTCAAACATTTGAGCATTTTGACGTAAATTATATCCGCCATCAGTGACTGGACGAGTGGACAATATATTTCCATCACTAGAACGGACAAGGTAGAATTGATTCTCTACAATCTTGTTTGTAAAATCAGCTTTAACATTATTCAGATAAAAGCCATCGTTTGTGGGTAGTTCCTCACTTAATCGTATCGACACTTTATTGATATTCCAATCTAGGCCAGCGGCCATCATAAAAGCGGACCCGTCCACCAGATCATTCGGATCAGTGATATGTTGGCCCAAACCGTGCCATGGTGTCTTACCAGCGAAAGCCATTGTTTCTACTTCATGAGACATTTTAATATTCCTATTTAAAAGGGCTTGATTGCCCAGCGTCATTATAGCACAACAATTTTATTTTATGCAAATAATTTAAAACGTGATTCTACTGATGCGCTATTATTAAATATAAAGCCGTTTTTGCTCTTTTTGCCTTTCCCGCCTTTCACCTTCAATGTGATTATTTTTTTTATGCCATCAAGAAATCTTAAATCTGTTTCGTCGCCGCTCAATATTTTTCTTCCTAACAATTGCTGTCCCGGTTCTGGTACTTCATGAAAAGGGATAGCAATATTTGATTTAGACGCTAACAAAGCATCCATGCGCTTATTGGTCGTACTTTCCGATAGCGAGTAGGTTATATGCCAGTTTGAATAATTCTCCGCTATTCTGATACGTGACATGCATTTTGTGTAATCATAAAATTGGACTGATTTATAATTGTTAACAAAATGTTTTGCTACGCCTAGATCGGTGGTTCCATCTAATCTAAAACAGGGCTTTAAGTTATTTTTATCAGACCATCGTAAGGCGGACTCTATATCTTTTTTTACCAGTGTTTTAAATTCCTTAAAATCTTCAAAATACAATTTGGTTTTACGGACCCGCGCATCTTGCACGTTCTTAAATGCACCTCGACCTGCATAATATAAGCATGTGGCCCTACATCCGGCAGAGCTGCCCGCACAGGCGTTATATCCGCTCACGGTATGCGGAGCACCATAGAATAAAAAGGTGGCCCAGCCGTGTTTCTCTCCCTTCGTGGTTTTTGCATTATCATAAGATAGTATATTTCCGCGCCATTTAGACATATTATTATTCCTATAAATTACTTGCCCAGAATCTTCTTAGAACGCTCAATAACTTCCTCAAGATTTCCTTGCAGTTCAAATATGGTAAATATTTGATCATTTAAATCACAATCTCCATCCCTATCTAATGCGCTTAGTACAACCGCTTTTCGCTTTATAGTTTCAGCCAAAGCTTCTATTGCATCAAGTACAACAATTTGCATATCTTTATTCAGCATAACAAACTCTCCAATTTAGTATCAGGGTCGGCGTTAATTTTTCTCATGTACTATAGCCTAATGCATTAATTGGCGATGTCAATAAGAAAATGTAGCGGTTGATTTTACAAAATATTATGGTGGCGTGCTTACATACGCCCCTTTATTCCCACCCGCCACCACTACTATTTGGGGGCTAACAAAATGTGGATGGCTAACAAAATGTGGATGGCTAACAAAATGTGGATGGCTAACAAAATGTGGATGGCTAACAAAATGTGGATGGCTAACAAAAAGTACTTGACCAAACCTAATTCGTGTGTATAATAGCTGATACAGCGTTTAAGGCTTGTTTTGTTTTCATCTAACAAAAAAGACACTTGGCTGTATCTTCTTCAATATGTATATACTGATTCTTGTGGAGCCGCTTAAAGGAGGTTAATTTTAAAATGGCTAACAACAAAAAGCAATGGAAGTACAATCCTATTGCTAAAGACTTAGCAACCGTTAAATATAGACAGCGCATTAAACGTCCTCACTCTCCTTACGAGGATGAACAGTTCGATATAGATGATGAGTTAATAGAATATTATAAAGATAAAGAGGGAAAGAAAGATGGGTGAAGAAAAAGGTGGTGGTTGGTCAAATGTTGAACAAGTTAACAGCAAACGAAAGATACCTAAGAGTATGAATGTCCCACAAATGAGACGGGATATTCTTACAAAACAGAATGTATCTTGGTTGTTGCGGAATCTAGGTGTTAATAATAGCTCACATCCTGAGTTTAATGAAACCATTCGAATGTTAAAAAAAGGGCAGTAGAATAATGCTTTCAGTATTAGAAGACAAGAACACATTTGGTATAGTCAAGGTGGTGGTATTCTCTGACACCTATACTGAGATGATGCGACTATACAAATATGCACCAGATTATCATTACAACGTCAACGTACACAAACACGCATTACGATTTAAAAACAATCAATGGGTTGGTTACTATATATACACAGTGAGGAAATGACATGACCAAATACATAGTGGAAGTACAAGCCGACAATTCGACACACGAACAGGAAATGGCAGGCAATTCGACACAGTAGAGAAGAATTCGACCCTTCACGCCATTTCTTGTAATTAGAAAGAAAAATATTATGACTGATAAAAGTAAACCTACTTATTTTAATCAACCACTAGTTATTAAACGTGAAGAAATTGTGCGCTCATATGATGGTAAAAACATTACATGGGAGAAACGCTTCATGCCAGAGTTAGTAGAGAATTATAAAAGGATACGCCGAAAAGAATATTGTGATCCATACTTCTGGGTAGTAACAGAAGTAGAGAAAGATTCTGATAAAAGACTTGAGTGGTTTAACACGTCCATTAGTACAGAGCTTTATGGAAACAATCTAATGATTAACAAGGAGTAATTCTAATGAGTAAAATGAAGGCGTGGATGATGGACATGGAAGAACAAGTTGATAATGCTATGCAGCATTTTGGTTTATCTTCTAACAAATATAATGTTCTAGATTATGTTAAAGAAAGAATGGATGTTATAGATGAAGATTTTATAACTACATATACTAGGAACAAATTTTTAGAGGGATTATAAAGATGAATAAAAAATATACATTACTTTGTGCTGTGTTAGCTGGGTTGATAGTAACAGGGGTGAGTGCTAATGCTATAATTAGGTCAACATGTAATTATGATCCAACAACTGGTTATTATACCTACGATGGGCAGGTGTATGCTCATGGTACGATGAATAGCGCATATCAATGTGCCTTATTAGGTATTCTACCTAGGATTGTTTCTGATAGTTTAGGGATGTATGGTGACGTACTAACAAAAGAGAGGGCGCTTAAGATTATTGAAACTGATAAAAACACTAAACAAAAAGCTCTTGAGCTTATTGAAACCAACAAGATTAATAAGGAGAAAGTAAATGAGTAGTCTTATGCACTTAGGAATGTTAAAAGAGGAGCTTCAATGGTTGGAGGAGAATGCTTCACTCTTTCAGCGTCTTAAAAGGGCTGTTGTGAGGGAGTATCTTAACAGTCGTGTAATTATGCTATCTCAATCGTTGGAGGAACTAGAGGTAGCTAAAAACTTGATAAAAAAACAAAAAACTAGCCGTGTAGCAATCAAGAAAAGCAAAGACCTAGAACTAGAGAATTAAGATGAATATGAAATTTTTATCTGAAAACATAAAAGAAATAGAACAGACCATAGAATCTTTTTCTGAAAAGGAGTTGACTTATGCAGACACATATACTACTCTAATAGGTTATGGTTATAGTAAGAAAGAAGTACAGGTAATCCTTGAAAATGTACTAGGAAAAACAAATGGCACTGGTTCTTGATATTGAAACAGATTCTTTAGACGCCAAAAAGATATGGGTTGTTATAACAAAGGATACAAAAACAAATGAAATATGTATTTTTAGAGAACCTACTGGATTTGCCGATCACGTTAGAGGCTACAACACAATCATTGGACATAATCTTCTTTCGTTTGATGTTCCTGTTTTAAATAGATTGTGGAATGCTCATATAAAATTGTCTCAATTAGTGGACACTATGATCTTATCACAACTATTTAATCCAAACCGTGAAGGAGGACATTCATTAAGAAATTTAGCGCAGTTAGCGGGGTGTAACAAATTAGATTTCTCCGATTTCTCTGAATATACAGAGGACATGTTAGAATATTGTACACATGATGTAGAAATAACACATTCTGTGTACAATTATTTAATGTCTTATGATAGGTACGGGTTCTCACAACAAAGCATAAGCTTAGAACATAACATAAGACACGTTATAAACAAACAACAGGAACATGGTTTTCTTATCGATATAAAAAAAGCAATAGAACTGTTGTATGAAATTAAAACTAAGAATGAAAGTATAGAAAAAGAGATTCGCAGTTTCTTTAAACCAAAAGTAAGGGCTATAAAAAATATAAAAGTTAAGCATAAAAAGGACGGAAGCATATCAAAAATAGGTCTTAAACATATTGAAGACATTAAGGACTTAGGAGGAGACCATACTACCATACGTTACGAAGATTTTAATCTGGCTTCTCCAAAACAGATAGTTGAGCGAATGGAAGAATACGGGTGGAATCCTATTCAATTTACACCAAAAGGATCACCAAAAGTATGTGAAGAAAATCTTAATACTTTACCAGCTTCCGCACCTGAATCAGTGAAGAAGCTGGCCTTGTGGAAATCACTAGAAACACGATGGAAGACAGTAGAGAGTTGGGTGGACGCCTCTAGTGACGATGGTAGAGTACATGGCAGGGTCTTTACGATGGGCGCTGTCACAGGACGAATGACTCACTCTGATCCAAATATGGCTAATATTGTCTCATCAAATAAATTATATGGTAAGGAATCTAGAGAATGTTTTATAGCACCTGAAGGTTATATGTTAGTAGATGTTGATGCATCTGGTCTGGAGCTTCGTATGTTAGCTCACTATATGAATGATGAAGATTTTACTAATGAAGTTGTTAATGGTGATCCTCATACAGCTAACATGAAGGCTGCTGGCTTATCAACAAGGGCAGAGGCAAAAACTTTTATATATGCTTTTCTGTATGGTGCAGGAGCAGAGAAAATAGGTTCTATAGTCGGTGGAACTTCAAAGACAGGATCACAGTTAAAGAAAACATTCTTATCTAATATGCCTTCTTTAAAAAAATTACAAGAGACGGTAAGTAAGAAAGCCTATAGTCAAGGTTATGTAAATGGTATAGACGGTAGGCGTATACGTATTCGCTCACCCCATGCAGGATTAAATACGCTATTACAAGGGGCTGGATCAATTGTCTGTAAGCAATGGGCGATAGAGATCGATAAGGTGGTGCGCCGGGAAAGGTTGGACGCGCATCTAGTCTGTAGTGTTCATGATCAATATGTTTATGAAGTATCTGAAAAATGTGTTGACAGGTTCAAAGAAGTATGTTTAAATGGCGTCGAACAGTCAGGGAAGCATTTAAAAGTTAGATGCCCCTTATCATGTGATATCGGAGTCGGTAAGACTTGGTATGAAGCAGAACATTAATACATTAAAAAGGAATATAATATGATCGTACGTGGAACATCTATGTGGGCGAGAGTACTAGAAGGAAGTCCTAATGAGCTTTCTGGTAAATATCAGGTTGATGTATGTCACCTTGATAATGATATCGTTAGTGAGCTGACAGAGCGCGGTGTTTCTATTAAGAACGATGAAGACCGTGGTGACTACGTTACTGCGAAAGGGGTCAGACCTCCTCGAATTATGGATGCGTCTAAACGTACTTGGAATGGCGCTAACATCGGTAACGGCTCTATTATTAAGATTTCTGCAAAACCATACGATTGGAATTTTAAGGGTAAATCTGGAGTAGGTCTTGGTCTCAATCAGATGATGGTTGTTAAACTTGTTGAGTTTGCTGAAGATGAGGAGCTTGAAGCTGAAGACGTTCCTTTTGATGATGATGATGTAGAAGTCTAGTATGGAGTAGTATTTAATAGTAGGGGTTGGTTGCAATAGAGCCAACATTTGAAAAGGTGAGGGATGGGCCTTTTTACATTAAATTATTTGTAGGGATACACTACCATGAAAAATATAGACAATCTTGTGGAAGACATATACGGAGTTATTGATTCTGGGACGGAAGTGCATGAAGAAGATATGCAATTTTTTCTTGATTTTATTCGTGATGAAACTACTAGATTCTTTAGTAAAGAAGAAAGAGAAAGAGGTCATAAGACTTCCCTAAGAATGTCAAACATTGGTAAAGAACCACGAAAGATGTGGTATGATTTCTATGAGCCAGTTAATCGTGATTTAAAACCTAATGAGCGTATTAAATTTTTCTATGGTCACATGCTAGAGGCTTTTCTTTTGTTTCTGTGTAAAGTTGCTAATCACGATGTACAAGACATGCAGCGTGAAGTACATTTAAATGGAATCAAGGGACACATTGATGCTATTATTGATGGGGTTGTGACTGACGCAAAAAGCTCCTCAAGTTTTGGTTTTCGTAAGTTTGATCGTGGAGAGTTATTTAACAACGATCCTTTTGGGTACGTGTATCAAATATCTGGGTACATGCAAGCATTAAATATGGATAGAGGTGCATTCCTTGCTATCGATAAGCAATATGGAGATTTGGCATTGTTACCTGTTGAGGATATGGATACACTAGATGCATCTAAGCGTATTGATTATCTTAGAGATGTTTTAGCAGATAAAAGTAAACCACCTGAACGCTGTCATGCTGAAGAGGTTGAGGATAATGGTAATAGGTCTTTATGTTCTCAATGTCGGTGGTGTCATCATAAATATAACTGTTGGTCTGATGTTAATAAAGGTGAAGGTATTCGTACTTTTAATTATGCTAGAGGATATAAATATTTCACTCATGTTGAAAAGCAACCACGGGTAGAAGAAGTATTATGACCAAATACGCAAAAACACATCAACCATGTTCTGATTGTGGTAGCAGCGATGCCCTATCTTATTATACAGATGGGAATACTTATTGCTTTTCATGCGGTAAAAAACATAGTAATATCACCGTTATCAACGTGTCCACCTTAAAGAAAGGCACTAACATGGAAATAAAAAAAGGCGTAGATTCAGACATGCCTGAAAGAAATATTTCCAAAAATACGTGCAAGTTTTATAACGTTACTAAAGGTGCGACACGTTGGTATTTCCCTTATTATGATAGTGATTATACTCACATAGCGAATAAGACCAGACACTTAAAAGATAAGGTATATCTATCTCAAGGTGATCTTTCTTCAGCTACCTTATTCGGTCAGAATATGTTTAATGGAGGGAAATATATTACGATAGTAGAGGGAGAGATTGACGCACTTGCTGCTTTCCAAATGATGGGGAGTAAATGGCCTGTTGTGTCCATAAAAACAGGAGCTAAATCTGCTGTATCGGATGTATCTAAAAACTATGATTATCTAAATCAATTCGATAATATAAAAATATGTTTTGATAATGATGAGCCGGGACGCAAAGCGGCGAAGGAAGTGGCTGAATTACTTCTTCCTAAATCTCAAATAGTACATCTTAATTTAAAGGATGCTAGTGAGTATCTTATTAATAATGAAGAAAAAGAGTTTCAGCGTCTCTGGTGGAACTCTGAGAAGTACACTCCAGAGGGTATCGTTGCTGGCTCTGCTATGTGGGACTCTATCATCACAGGACCGACAGAAAGCTCTGTACAGTATCCCTATGAGGGATTAAATAAGCTGACCTTTGGTATACGCATGGGCGAGTTGATAACCATAGCGGCTGGTTCAGGTCTAGGTAAATCTTCATTTATGCGTGAGATAGCATATCATATATTAAATAACACTGATCATAACATAGGTTTACTATTTCTAGAAGAGAGTGTTAGACGCACCGCTCAAGCTATTGTTGGCTTAGATATGAATAAACCTATTCATCTTCCTAACTTTGATTATACGGAAGAGGAGATTAAAGCTTCTTTCAAGAATACACTAGAAAAGGATCGTCTGTTCTTTTTCGATCATTTTGGTAGCAACTCTATTGATAATATAATTTCTCGTGTCAGATATATGGTTCGTGCGCTGAATTGTAAATACATCTTTCTTGATCATATTAGTATTCTTGTATCTGATCAGACCCAGCTTGATGAGCGTAAGGCTCTTGACGAGATTATGACCCGACTTCGTACATTGGTACAAGAATTAGACATTTGTATGTTTGTAGCATCTCATCTTAAACGTGTTGATTACGGGCATGAGGAGGGCGGTAGAACGAAACTTAACCAACTTAGGGGGTCAGGTTCTATAGGGCAACTATCAGACATCGTACTGGGTCTTGAGCGCGACGGACAGGCTACTGATATGCGTGATAGACATACTACTACTGTCCGTGTTATCAAGAACAGGTTTAGCGGTCTTACAGGCCCATCTAATAAGCTATTCTATGATCTTAATACTGGTAGATTATCTGAAATTGCGCTCAACCATGACGATGAATTAGAATCAGAGGATTTCTAAATGATCATATATCAAAAAAGAGTATACCCAGAAGATTTAGAATACAACCCACAAGTATATTATTTGTTCTCTGATAATGATAAAAAAAGTGGGCATTGGGCTTTTAGAGATCGTGATAATTTCTTAGGTATTCGTGTCAAAAATGATGAACATTCTTTCGATGATTCTTATTGGTCTGATACTACCTATGAAGATAACATTAGTAAGTTACAAATAGATTTTAAGAAAGTTCAAGATATACTAAAACAGTATATACCAGTTGTATATAGCGAACAAACTTTCAATTTAGATATTTCGGAGTATCTAAGAAAGAGTCCTAAGACATGTGAATATTTTAAGAAAAAATTTGATTCTATGCAAAGAAATATTTTTACCACTAAAAGAGAATGGAACATATAACACATGAAGGAATTTTCTATAGATAAGGACATAATTTCCGCTGCACAAAAAAAGGCAAAAGAACTTGGCGTTATTAAAAGGTCTATCACTCATGGAGAAGGTAATGTCGCTGGATTTATAGGAGAAACATTAGCAAAGAATGTATACGGTGGGGAAATAGTAAACACATTTAAGTACGATTTGATATTGCCAGATGGAAGCCGTATTGACGTTAAGACGAAGCGTACAGGATTCGAGCCTAAACCAGATTATGATTGTTCTGTAAGTGATTTTCAAATTGATTATGATTGTGATGGATACATCTTTGTTCGTGTTCTACGTAGTTATGAGAAAGGTTGGGTATTAGGTTATATAAGTAAAGAAAATTTTAAAAAGAAAAGTACTTTTCATGAGAAAGGGGAACGAGACGGAGGTTTTATTTTTAGACAATCTTGTTATAACATAAAGATATCAGAATTAGTAACACCATGAAATACAAATCAAATCTTGAAAGAAATATAGCAAAGACGCTTGATACGTACTCTGTAACTTTCGAATATGAACCAACTCGTTTAACATATCAACCTAAACCAAAAACATATATTCCTGATTTTTACATAACCAACAAGGATTTTTATATAGAAGGTAAAGGTTACTTTCATGATAGCTATGAGCGCACTAGACATTTGGTAATACGTGATCAATTAGGTGTTGACATTAAATTTGTATTTCAAAACCCACAAAAAAGGATAGGTAAAGGATCACGTACTACTTATGCTGATTGGTGCGACAGGTATAACTTTGAATATTCTGATTTAGATATACCCAAAAAATGGTTTAAATAAATATAAGGAATATATGCATATGGATGAGTATAGCAGTACTATCACAGAAGAAGATTTTAAGATATTGGAGAAAATAGCAGGGGTGTATGAATCTCTCCCTCCTGAATCAGTGGCTCTTATATTAGCACAAAAAAAAGAATTTTTATCAATTAAAGATACTGATGATCTTGACATGCAAAATCAAGTTTTAATTTCTGTTGTTGATAACCTTCCAGAAAAATTTGAAGATAGACTTGTATTTTATCTTGCACATGGTATACTAGAAATGATAGAAGATAATTTTGAAGATTTAATAGAATTTGGTAAAGATAGAATTGAGTCTATGGAGAAAAAAGAAAAATTAGAATCTAGTAGTACCGTAATAAAACTCTCTGATCACGTGAAGAGGTTTAAATAAAAGGATACAACGATGGGACAAGATAGAGAGAAAGTAACAGTGGTGTACGATGATCCAATCACTAACCCACCTCACTACAATAGTAATACGATGGAGACTATTAATCTGATAAGAGGGAGTATGAAACCTGCCGAATATGAGGGGTACCTTAAAGGAAACATCTTCAAGTATGTTAGTAGGTATCGTTATAAAGAAAAAGAAAATCCTAAGAAAGATTTATTGAAGGCACAGTGGTACCTAAATAAACTGATATTGGAAATGACTAATGACAAATAGTGAAACCTTAGAAGCTAAGTTGCGTATCTTTCACCGTGCTTTTAAACATCCTTTGGGGCTTGACTATCCTACATCTCATACTATAATGGACAGTGAGAAGAAGTTACGAAGGGTTTTAATTCAGGAAGAATATGCGGAGTTGATAGA